ATGGCTTCGATCCTCAAGATCGGCGACCGCTGGCGTGCTCAAGTCCGCCGGCGGGGACAGAGTATAGCAAAGACGTTTCGAACCAAGGGCGCGGCCGAAGCATGGGCGCGAGAGATCGAGGGCGGTATCGACAAGGGGCAAGCCGCCGTCGACGAGCAGACGATCACGGTCGGCGAGCTGGTGCGCTTGTATCGAAACGCACGCAACGATTCCGGCCGGCCGGTCGCCGAGAAGTCGAACGAAGACTACATGCTCAAGCGGCTGGAAAGTCACTTTGACGATGAGGTGGCGGCGAAGCTATCGACCAAGCGGCTGGTCAAGTTTGCCCAGGAACGAAAGAAAGAGGGTGCAGGGCAGTACACGATCGACATGGACATATCCAAGCTCGGGACGGTGTACAAACACATGGCCTCGCTGCTCGACCTGCGGTTGCCGCACGCTCCGAGTATTGCGCGGCCGACCCTCGATCACCTGCAGCTCATCGGGCCGGGGAAGCATCGCGATCGGCGGCCGACCCGTGAAGAGATCGTGAAGATCTTCGAGTGGTTTGCGGAACATCCGGAGCGCGAACAGGCGGTGCCGGATGTCATCCGCGTGGCGATGAAAAGCGCATTCCGGCGTGGCGAGCTTTTTCGGTTGACGTGGTCGGATCTCGACGTCGAGCGCCGGCTCGCGCTCGTCCGCGATCGCAAACATCCACGGCAGAAGAAGGGCAACGACGAGTGGGTGCCGCTGATCGGCGACTCGCTCGAAGTGCTATTGCGTCAGGCGCGATATCCGGTGCCGCCGGCATACGAGGCGAAGCGCAAGGCGGACCCGAAGATCGACCCACATCCTAACGAGTACATTTTCCGGTTCGACAAGAGTACGGCGAGCAAGTACTTCAAGCTGGCGTGCGTCGATAAAGGCATCGTCGACCTTCGGCTGCACGATCTGCGGCACGAAGCGACGAGTGCGCTCTTCGAGGGCGGGTGGGATATTCCTGAGGTGGCAGCGGTGACGGGTCACAAGGATTGGCGTAATCTGAAGAGGTACACGAACCTGCGGCCGGACCAGGTGTCCCAAAAGGGCCGGCGGATCGTGGGTCCGATCGATTGACGCAGACACGGCGAGGAGTCCGGTCTGACGGCGGATCGGTATCACATTGATCGCGCTCTGATACTATCGGCTACAAATTCCACACAAATAATCGGGGTCGGAGCGGTGACGCAACCGTTAGAAGCAGTAAATCAGGCCATCAACGATCTGTTGAGAATGGCGGCCTACGCGCAAAGTAACGACTTGCTCGTAAAACGCTATGAACGGCAGGCGCGCGCTGCATTGGAAAGCGGCGTCGGGGATCCTGCGTTCGCATGGCTATCATTTGCTGCGATCGCGGTCATTCAGGGCAACCATACGGAGTGCGTGCGCAGTGTTCGTGCGGCGCTCAAGCTGTCGCCTCGTGACAAGATGGTGTTGGCAAATGGAATGGGATTGCTCGCGGCGGTCGCTGAGTGCCGTCTAGCCAGAGAGGTTTGTCAGCAAATGGAGCCGTTGGTCAGCGCAAACGACACGACGGCAATCAGCGGGATGGTAAACCTCTATCGAACCATTCTCGATTTCGAGGGGGCACTCGACATGATTGGCAGATTCAAGGTCAGTGATTCGGACCCTGTAGTTGACTCCATGAAGCGGTTGCTCGCTTTGGCCGAGGCTCACGGCGCGACGCGAGAAATGCGGGAAGAGTTGATTGAGACAGCTGTCGGCGCGGTTCGGGCGCATGGTGGCACTATCAGGCAAACCATGATGGAAGACTTCGGTGACGCTGGTCTGAGAATGGAACTGTATGTCACTGACTCGGCGCAGCGGTGCGGCGAGCTAAATTGGGCAATTTCAGAGGCGCTGTGTGAGAGGTTCGACGATCCGGCGCCAGGTATGGTGACGTTTGCGTGTCGACCTGTAAGTTCCTATCGCTTTGATGGCCAGTTCGTGTCGGTGACGAGATGAGTATCGGAATCAAGGACATCGAAGCACTCGCGGCCACCATGGCGAATGGCGGAAGCGAATGTGAGTGGCGATCAGGTGCTTCTCGCGGGTATTACGCGATGTTTCACAAAGTGCTTCAAGTTGCAGATGCCTGCTTGCCGCCAAGCAACTTTGTTTTAGGAGAGCATGAGCGCTTAGGTGAGCGGCTCAAGGCACAAGGGCTAAAAGGCCGTTCACTTGCATACCGCTTGCAAGACATGAAGAAAGTGCGAACACGCGCAGACTACTTCTTGGACGAGGATTTTTCGCAGGCCGATGCGACTGACCTGATTGCGAATTGCCCGTCTATCGAGGCGCAGGCTGACCAGTTCTTTGCTGTGGTGCATCAGGCAAGCAATCCCTGAGTGTTGGCGGTTATACGGAGCGCCCCAATCGCGGCTATGTGATTGGGGCGTTTTGCATCGCTAGCCACGCGATTGTCGGTCATGCTTGTGTCGTAAGTGCAATTGCGTTGCCGTGACGGCAGTTCGGTCACGCGGATAAAGACAGGAAAGGAGGTCGGGGATGAGTGAAGTGATCGAAAGCCCCCAGATGACTGTTAAGGCGGAGGGGCCATCGTCTCTTGAGCGCATGTCAAGCGTCATGACGCTGTTGGCCATGCTCGTCCTTCCGTGCTCGGTTATATTTGACGTGGCGTACTTTTCGCGGCTGGGACTCGAAATGTCGCAAGTTCCAACTTCGTTGACTGATCACGCGAGGTCCGCCGTTATATGGGCACCGGCCTTAGGATTTGTCATGCTGGGGTCGGTAATACAGCATCTTTTCACTCGTCGAATAGACGGTTGGCGGGATCCGGCTGAGATAAGGCGACAAGCATTGGCGGGGGCGAAGAACTCAAACGTCGTCTGGCGATGCATCGCCTTCATCGCGCATACTCCAAGCATATTCGTGATCGTAATGGCCGCAATAGGGATCGGTTCATTCGTATGGTCTGGAAGTCAATACTATGGCCAGATGATGGTGTTCGTGGGTATTGCGTGGCTCACATTTTCCGCAAGGCTATTGCCGAATAACGGTGCTCCGTGGGTGACCAAGTATGGCTGGATCTTCGTCTGGGTGCCGGTTGTTGTCGCAGTGTCCTATGTTGCGGGCGACGCTCGGGCGATCGCCAACCTAAAAGAGAAGCCATCCGCGACGATATTTCTATCGAATAAGGATGTGCTGCCGAAGCTCGTCATTCTGCGATACCTTGATCGCGGAGTACTTGCGAAGAAGATGGATGGTCACTTGATGTTTGTTCAGTGGACCGCTATTGCAGCGGTCGATGATGCACGAGCGCGGTCTGCATTCGAGGGAGTGCGATGTAAGTGGTTCGGTCGATGCGACGAAGTTAAGAATCTTCTCTATCAGCCGGAATAATTGGCCGCAAGTTTGGCGCAGGCGCGCGCTTCTGTGCGCCCGCGCTGACTTTGGGCTACGCAGCCTTGAGGCGAGCTTGGGTCGACATCGCATCCAGATAGTCCGCCACTGCGTCGTAGGGTGCAAACCTAGCGCCTCCCTCTTTGTATGTCGCGATAGGGAATGTCTCGGCGCTGATCTGGTTGCGAATTGTCCCTTCTGACATGAGCAGAAGCTGTGCGAGCTGCGCCAGTGTCATGCGGGGGCCGTACTTTTCCAGAATGTATGCGCGGGTCAGCAGGCTCATTCACTTTCCCCTGCTCGGGCGGCCATGCCGTAAATTTTCGGATGCCACGCGTCGAGCCATACGCGCACGTCCTTCTTGTAATCGAAGGCTGAATGATCGATGTCAATGTGACGTCGGCTGAACAGGCAGTTCCACTTCCCGTCATCTGCGCGCCAGATCGATATCGCACCATGATCGCCGGCATCAGTACAGGCCCGATGCTGCCGCAGCAGACGGATTGCGTGAGCGGGGGACTGGAAGAATGGTACGTCGTCGATGCGGCCGGCAGCGACGCCCGGCAGATTGATTAGTGAACCCATCATTGGTCTCCATGCTTCGAATTGAAAGGGATCGCCCGAGCGAGCTGCATCAAGCCGGTTTCCAACGTGATGCCAGCGGTTGCTGCCCAGGTTCGCGCGTCCTGCGCGGCTTTATGGCGAGCGAACGAGCCGATCTCGTCGGCCATCAGGTCCAGCAGCTCGACGTCGGCCGCGTGCGAGATCTCGGTGATCAACGCGCGAATCTCGATGCGAAGGGCGTCGAATCGCGCGAGCCTGCCTTGGCGGGCGTCCGCCAAGGCTTCGTTCGTCTGGATTGCTTTTCGCCGCGTGAGCGGCGCATCGTTGTTCTGGATTGTTGTTGCGGGCGTCAGCCCGCTGCTGTTCGACTGCATCGACGTACCGTCGACGCTTGCCAGTGCGAGCGCCGGGCGCTTCTTCGCGTGTTCCCGCTTTCGCGGCAGCGGACGTGGGGTAGAAAGGGCCGGGTGCGAGGTCATTTCGCTGCCTCCTGCGCCATATCCGGCGTCCAGTCGGGATCGGGCATTGCATACAGCTTGTCGAGCCACTTACGAACGCTGGCGGTCTCCTTGGCTTTCGGCATGGTGGGGCTCGTTTCGATGCGGCGGGTAAGGTCGCGCACGGCCCCCCGAATCGCCTGCACGCGGGTCAGATAGGTCGGCATTCCTTCGTGGTATGTGCATGGCGATGCGCCGCCGGCCATCCCGATGGTGTAGTCCAAGCCATAAATCCACTCACCGTCCGAAATCTGCGCGACCCGAATTTCTGCCGGGCAGCGACCGGTGCGTTGTTGCTTCGGCGCGGATATGACGTCTGTCGGCGTGTAGACGCCGTGTTCGTTTGCGGTGGCGATGGCGTACGCAGTCTTGCGAGCCGGCACTGTATCGAGTAGATCTGCGATTGGCGTCAGCGCGTCATGTACGGCGTCGATGGTGCCCGGAGAAAGCTTGCCGAACACGGGATCGTGCAGGACCGCCTGTAACGCCTGCAAAAGTTGCTTTGCACACGCATCGCTGACCTTCGTCGCTTTGGGCGCGGCGCGTTCAGCAGGCTTTGTGTCACACGTCAGATGCTTCTTCGTGACCTTGCTCTTGCCAGCTTCCTTCGCTTTCGACAGACTGGACACGATGCGCTCGAGCGCCTTGTCGGCGCCGTGCGTGCGGATCTCTTCGATCGCGAGGGTGCCTGCGATTGCGCCGCCGCGGACGAGGTCGTGCAATTCGGCCGGGGCTTTTTCCAGAAGCGCGGCATCGCGGATAGTCTGCTCGGTAATGTTCAGTTCGGCGCAGATCTGCTTTGAGTCGTAGTTATGGATGTCGCGCAGCTCGGCAATCGCCGCAGCCAGATCTAGGGGCGATGCGGCCTTCTGGCGGTTGTTGTGGTAGCCGTCCACCACCATCTTCGCGCGGTTGACTTCGCGGCTATCGCGCACCACCAATGGGATCTTTCCGAGATCCTTTCCCGCTTTGATCGCCTTGCCGGCCGCGAGATAGCGGTGCTGCCCCTTGTAGACGTAGAACAGATCCTTTCCGTCGACTTTGCGCACGTAGCAGTGCAACGGCGAGCCTTTGTCGTACCCGTGTTGGATCATCAGAACCGAGAGTTCATTCACCCACGCGAGGTCGACGGCTCGGATATTGTCGGCCGGGTCATAGTGAATTTTGTCGTACGGCACCATCCAGAGATCGGCAGATGTGGCACCGGCCTGAGAGGCGGCAGCCTTCGTGTTCCCGGTCGGGATCGGCGCAGTCAGGTCGAGCTGTTGCGTGCGGTCGTCCATTACGCAATCTCCCGCGCGGCATCGGTGCGCGCCTTGCCGGCCTTCTTCGCCTTATCGATCGCCTTCGATGCTGCGGTGCCCGCCGCGCGCTTTGCGTCGCGCAGGCGCTTGATCGCGGTTGCGCAGTCGCCTTCGCTAGGGATCGAGATCTGCTTGTGCGCGATTTCGGTGCCGTCAAGGATCAGGTACTCGGTATGCACGCTATCGGCCAAGGGGCGGCGACCGACGATGTACTTGCCGACGAGGATCGGGGTCGCCGGACGGCGTGCATTCCGGTCGTAACGCGTGATGGTGCGAAGCGAGAGGGTGTCGCGACGTTCGACGTCGACGAGGGGAAGGGTTCGGGCTTTGATTCGCGGCATGGTGGTCTCCATGACGCCGGGGCCGCTCGCCCCGGCAATGTCGGGGCATTTAGACGGTGACGTGGTAGGCGGTCGTCGGAGCGACGACAGGATCGTCCTGAAACACATTCACGACGACAAACAGCAGGGCGGCGACGACCGTCCAGCGGAAGATCTTCGATTTTTCAAAGTTGCTTTGGCTGGCTGGTCTGGTCGACTTGATGCGGTGCTGCTGCTCTTGGCGAAGCCATTCCTGACGGATAGCGGAATGCTGATCGACTGATTTCACGTTGGTTCTCCGTTTACGCGTTGGGTTGATGCAGTAAACGGAATAAACACTATGTTTAATAAAAAAGCAAACGTCGTGTTTACTTTCTGCCCGTGCGCGAGCGACACACTTCGTTAGCGTTAGTGGTGGCTGTAGGTGTAGGGCTGGGTCAGGCTGTCGCGTCCACGTAGGAATCTAGGACGAAGGCAGACAGGCTCTGACACCACGAAAGAACCGCGAGGAGGTGATTGTCAGCAAGCCGCGGCGGGGAAGTCACGATGTCACCGCCGCGCGTGATGGAAAAGTGAATTTCTGTTACGAATTCTGATTCGTCTGAGTCGGCTGGGATGCGTCGCCGGCGGGCTACTCGGTACGTAGCAAGGTCGATGACGTTATCGCGCAGATCCCCGTTTTTGTCCTTCATTGTCAGTTTGGCCTTCAGGCTGCACGGCCGCGCGAATGGCAGCGCGTGAGCGTTTCGCAAACGCCGCTGCATTCGAGCTTGCAAGTCCGGCCTCCAGCATGCCTTCCAGCGCTTGCATCAACTGAGGTGTGACGAGATCCTGTTCCGCTGCTTTGGTTAGCTTGGAGCCAAACGACTTTGTACGTTCGATGATGTCGGCCTTGCTTGTCGGCAGCGGCTTCGGTTTTTGGCGGCTCGTTACGTCGCCAGAAACCTTACTGTCTCGTAATGTTTCACTGCCTGCACCCGTGTCGGCCATATCACCGATGCCAGACCGGAGCCATTCCGCTCTGCAACCTATCGCGCCAGCAGCTTTCATGATGCCGGCCGCAGACATCCCTCGACGCTCCCAATTGTTGAGAAGTTGGGGCGATTCATTGAGCAGACGCGCGACATTTGCGGGGCCGTCAACGTCCCGAAGTTCTCGCGCAGCGGCGTAGAGGCGCCGCATTGTTTCGTGTATGGCTCGCATGCGGCCAATGGTCGTCGAAGTAAACGTCTTGTTGTTAAACGCTCTGTTTGCTTCAGAAATAAACATGGTGTTTAATATTGTCCTATGGACAAATCAGCTCACATCCAAACGGATCGCCGGACGATCGAACGACTGGGCGGACCGGCGAAGGTCGCCGAGTTGCTTGGCTACGAAAAACACCTCGGCGGCACGCAACGTGTCTGCAACTGGCTTGTTCGTGGCATTCCGGCGGCAGTGAAGGTGGAGCGGCCGGATCTGTTCATGGCGAACCTCGTGGCTGCAAATTCCCAAGACCAAGCGCGTTGAGTCGCGCATCTCGTTGGCCTGCATCGTACGGACCGATTGTGTGCTGCGACAGCATGAAACGCGTCTCATCTCAAACATCTCGACAATGACCTGCCGATACGACAGTACTGAATGGCTGGACGTGCTCTATACGTCCGTTCGCAACACGCCCGGCGGTGTCGCCGACGCGGCGAACCACCTCACGGTCCGGCGCGGGAAAAACATCACGCCGGAATCGCTTCGTCTGCGCCTGCGCGGCGTAGGCGACAGTCGCTTGTCGATGGAAATGTTCGAGCTGCTGGTCGAATGGATGCAAGAAAAGACCGAGGCAAAGGCGCACGCGCTCGATGCGCTCCATGCGCTGAATGCACGTTTCGGGCTGGTCGCCGAATACGTCGACGAGCATGGCGCTGATGACGACATCGGGCAGGGCGTGGATGTGCATCTGGTCTCGACCGCTTTGCACCTTCAGGCTCACGTTGGCCGCGTCGCAGACGACGTGACGCGCGTTCTTGGGGAGCAGCGCATCGATGACGGCCGGGCGGAGCAGATCATCGCGACTGGCCGCAAGGGCCAGCGCCTGTTCCAGCGCTTGATCCATGCTGCTCGCAACCTTGCCGCACGTCGCCGTCGTCGTCATGGAGCGGTTTAAGCCCGGCATGGGGTGTTGTCGTCCCGAGCGTGATCAGATTAGCCTCTGTTGCACCCCTGAGCAGCAATTGGCGTGCGCTGTCACGACGCTCGCATCCCGATTCGAGTATGCCCCCGCCGAAGCGGGGCGCTTGCTGTCCGAACTGCTCGCCACGTTCCCCGATCGCCTCGCTCCGATTCTTGCGGAAGCGAACGCAGCCGGGCGCGTGCGCTTGTTCATCGAGCGGGCTGCGCGCGCATGCGCCGCGCTCGCGACCAAGGCGGAGCGTCACGCGTTCCGCGACCAGCTTACCGATCGTCTCTGCGCGCTGGACCTTGCCGCGTTCGACGATCTCATGTCGGCGGAATGGCGTCGACTGCGCGGCAAATAACCGGAGACACATGTGAACGTGAACGGGATCAGTAGCGCGTTGCGACGCGGCGCATCGCAGTACAGCCGCTCGCCGAGCGGACGGCAGTGCTATGCGGCGGGGCGGGCCGCATGGCGAAGCTTTTCTCACAAGGTCGAGCGCGACCGCCGTCTCGTCGAGCTGGAAGCGCCTCGGCGTGCGAGCTAACAGCGCGTAGCTCAACGAATTGTGATCTGGCCGCGACGCGCGGCCAAAGTAACTTTGATCGAGGGAATTTTTGTATGGCGACACTGGACCACATTATTCAACAGCTGCGTGCTGCGGGTCATCCTGACCTGCCCGCCGGGCATCCGATCGCGGACGGCAAACATCATCGGTACGGGCCGCGCAAGAAATACTGGTATCAGCTTCGCGAGATCTTCAGCAAGGGCGCGGTAATCGGCTATGGCGGCACGTTCGGGCACTTCTCGGGCGACGATCCGGGCACCGAGCGATTCGAATGGAGCGGCGCACCGATGAGCGAGGAAGTGCTCGCGGAGACGCGTCGCCGGCAGGAGGCCGCCGACCGTGAGCAGGCCGAGCGCGATGCGCGTCAGGCGAAGCTCGCCGCGAATCGCGCGCGAGATCAGTGGAACCGCGCGGCAGAGCATGGCGAGTCCGCCTATCTTGAACGCAAGCACATCACGGCCGAAGGCGTACGTTTCGACGCGGACGGCACGATATTCGTGCCGATGTATCAGTACGGCGGCGATGCTCGGCTGGTCGGCCTGCAGAAGATCACCCCCGACGGCGCGAAGCGCTTCAACAAAGGCATGGAAAAGAAGGGCGCGTCGTATCTGCTCGGCGAGGTCGGCGCAGACGACCAGATCGTGCTGGTCGCCGAAGGCTACGCGACCGCGCGCTCGATTCGCATGGCGATCGACGAGGCGTTCGCAGTCAATGTCTGCTTCGACGCCGGTGGCATCCTCCCGGCCGTGCGCTATCTGCGTGCGACGTATCCGGATGTGCACGTGCTGGTCTGCGCCGACGACGACTGGAAGATTGAGCAGCGCATGCGCGACTGGCTCGCCGACGAATTCGCTTTCCGGGGTGAACTGGTGTTTGGTGCCGACCCGGTGCGGATCGAGGCGAAGAACACGTGGTACATGGTCGCCGTGTCTCGACGTCGTGACGACAATGGCGTGCCGTATGTTGAGGTGACCTACGGAAACGACGTGATGCCGTTGCGCCGTAAGCGCTTCGAGAACACGGGCCTGAAGCGTGCGTACGAGGCGGCAGCGACGGTCGCCGACGTCAGCGTCGTCTATCCCGCATTCGCCAATCGCGGCGAGCGCAAGCTGACCGATTTCAACGACCTGCACGTCGAAGAGGGCATCGACCCCGTCCAGGCGCAGGTGCAGGCGGCAATCCTGCGCGTCATCGCGCCATCGAACGAAGAAATCCGGCCGGCGACGGTTGCAGTGCCGACCGCGGACGACACGCCGACGAAATCCGCCGCGACGTCCGCTGTCGCGAAACAGCTGGAATGGGATGGCCGCGAGGCCGAGAACGGCGCGCACACGTGGGAGCAGGATCTCGCGCGTTCGGAAAAGGGCACGCTGCTGCCGACGCTCGGCAACGTGCACATGATCTTGTCGAATCACAAGGCATGGCAGGGCGTCATCGAGCAGGATGACTTCGGTGGCCGCGTGATGAAACGCAAAGCGCCGCCGTTCCCGCAAGGCGTGAAAGGCGAGTGGACTGACATGGACGATCAGCGCTGCGCGCTTTGGTTGTCGCAGCGATACGGCCTCTCGGTGCGCACCGATATCGTGATGAACGCGGTTCTGTTGGTGGCGGACGCAACGCACTTCCATGACGTGCGTGAATACCTCGAAGGGCTGACATGGGACGGCGTGCCGCGTGTGCGCACGATGCCGTCGACATACCTGCGCGTGGCCGACAGCGAGTATGTGCGGCTCGCGTTCATGAAGTGGATGATCGCCGCCGTCGCGCGCGTGATGGAGCCGGGCTGCAAGGTCGACAACGTCCTGATCCTCGAAGGCAAGCAGGGGCACCGCAAATCGACGGCGCTGAAGGTGCTGGCCGGCGCTCCGTGGTTCACCGATACGCCGATCCAGATCGGCAACAAGGACACGTACGCGGTGCTGGCCGGGAAGTGGGTGATCGAGCTGGCCGAACTGGACTCGTTGAACAAGGCCGACTCCTCGGCGGTGAAGAGCTTCTTTGCGACGGCCGTCGACCGGTTCCGCAACTTCTACGGCAAGCGTGCGACCGACGTCCCGCGCCAGTGCGTGTTCGCAGGCTCGGTCAACTTCGACACGTACCTGAAAGATGAATCGGGCAACCGGCGTTACTGGCCGTTGCGTGTCGGCGGGTTGGTCGACATCGACGGCATTGTGGCCGTTCGTGATCAGCTCTGGGCGGAAGCCGTTCACCTGTATCGCTCGGGCGTCGTGTGGCACGTCGAAGAGCATGAGCGCCCGCTGTTCGAGATCGAGCAGGCGGAGCGCTACGAGGGCGACGTGTACGAGGACAAGATCGCTAAGGCCCTGGAATTCGTCTCGCGCACGACGATGGAAGAGATCCTCGCGGACATTCTGAAGCTCGACACGTCGAAGTGGACGCTGGCCGAGCAACGCCGCATCGGCAAGGCGTTGAAGTCGCTCGGATGGGTGCGCAAGCGCGAGTCGACCGGATCGCGCGGTTGGTACTACGTGAAGGAAGAGCAAGAGCCGGAAGCGGAGCGCGAACTCGTCGCAGCAGGTGATGACGACAGTCCGTTGTGATTGCGTGGCGCGCTGTGCCTGCACGGCAAGCGCGCCACTTGGCCCGTCTTGGCGCGCTGCGGACGTCCCATGTCCCAATGTCCCAAGGCGCGGTCTCGGGCGCGTGTGCGGGGGCGCGACATGCGCGACATGAGCGGCGCATGTCGCGCATGTCGCAGGCGCGCACCCCCACAAGCCTTTTCCCTTGGGACATTGAGACATTAGGACGAGTAGGAGAGAGTCATGATCGATTTGAAAGAGCGGGTGGGCGTTGCGATGAGCGTTCGTGGTCAGTTCACCGACCCGATTGCCGATCCTAAAGTTACTTTGGGCGCGCTCGCCTTTGCGAACGATCTCGGGAGCTTGCTGGCCCGAATCAAGGCCGGGCCGCTGCCGACTCCTGCGATGGTGCGACGTGCAACGTTGCTGTTGGCGCAGATGATCCGGACGTCGGGCCGATTCAAGCGTGCGCGGTTCACGGGCCTGTCGCGCGACGAGCGCCGCGATCAACGTGCCGGGCACGCTGTCGAGCGGTCGAAGGTCGACATCATCGAGCGCTTCGCGCTGCGATTGCTGGATGAGTGGGTGAACGATCAATGTGTCGAGTGCGAAGGGCGTGGCGTCGTGCGTCGCGCGCGTGCCGTCACGACATCGACGCACGCGTGTGATGTATGCGGGGGCAGCGGGAAGGTGTGTGTATCGGAGGAGCGTATCCCGTTCTTCGAAGGGCGTAACGGGCCGCTGGTCTTTCGGGAATACGAACCGTGCGACGACTGCGGCGGGATGGGGCGGATCGCCGCGTCGCCTGTGTCGGATGCAAAGGGCCGGCACATCTGCCCTGACTGTTCCGGTTCCGGCAAACGGCAGGTCGACGATGCTGGCCGGGCGCACGCACTTGGCGTATCGCTCGACGAGTATCGGAAGTACTGGTCGTGGCGCTTTCACGACATGCTCGCGCTGCTGGATACGGTCGATGGATCGGTGTACGACACATTGCGTCGACAATTGCGAGGATGAAACGTATTCCATTTCAAGAGCGGATCGCGTAAACTTTGCACATCCTTTACCGCGTCACTGGATAAATGAGCGACCGCATACTCGTGTCGCAACCTTCGCCCGACAGGCGTACTGAATCGCGGGAGCGCCGCGACCAACAACGATAACTGTCTGTCGGGATCTGTTGGGAGGGCGTTCGCCCTTACGAAATGAATATCGAAGCCCTGAGTGCGAAGGCGCTCAGGGCTTTTTGTTTGGTGGTCCAATCGAGCGATGGTATTGATATAGACTGACATCAACACGACTGCCCGGTGGACGTCATATGAGAAAGGAATACACGGATATTGCAGTGCAAGGTGTCAAGTTGTTTCAGACTTTGATACGTGAGAGTGAGCGTGCAATCGTTGTTCTTGGAGTCGCGCAAATCGATTCAGACCTTGAACGACTTCTCAAGCATGTTTTGCACCCAAGTCCGAGTAAGTCATCGGACGATCTGTTTGATCCGAGCCGCCCACTCGGCAGCTTCAGCTCACGCATTACGCTTGCTCACCGCATGGGTATATTCGATGATGAGTTTGTGAAGGTATTGAACATCCTTCGAAAGATTCGCAACGATTTCGCGCACAATGCTGCTGAACCGAATCTCGATCTGGAGAGACATCGCAACAGAGTCGAGGAGGTTGCGAAATGGGCTCAGAACGACGCGGCTTACATCCGAGGGGTCGAGCAGGGCACATTTCCGGATATGCCGCTCTTGCGAAAGAAGTTCATCGCGTGTGTGATTACCGTGATGCTTATTCTTCGGACCGGCATGCTTGAGATGCAGGTCGTGAACGTCGGCTATCGGCTCAAACCGGATCCAGACTTTCTGCCGACGTAGAAACCGAGGCGAGAACAACACGTAGCCCTGAGTGCGAAAGCCCTCGGGGCTTTTTGCATTGGGGCGCTGAAATGCGAATCGAGTCGACGAGCACCGGGCCGAGCGAGGTCTGGTCGACGTGGGATGAAGATCGAAGCGTGGGGCGCGTTACTGCGCGGTGCTTCGTGTTTGACGACGCGATGGACCGTGTCGTGTGGGCGATGGACCGAGCAGGCGACGGTGTGACCGCCGATGTCGCGATCGGCGCGGGTCTGCCTACTTTTTGAGCAGGCGGGGACCCTCTGGGCATCGCCACACGCGGGGGCTCGCACCCGCGTTTTTTCTCTACTGGCGAGTCTCCCTAGGGGGTCATATTCATGCCGACTCAACAGCAGATCGCCGAGCATCTTGATCTTGATCAGTCGGCCGTTTCACGGTTTGTCGACAAGGCTCGGCTCGATTACAAGACCGCGTCGATGGACGAGATTCGCGTCGCGTATATCCGGCACTTGCGCGAAGTCGCTGCCGGCCGCGCGAGCGAGACCGGCATCGATCTCGTCGCCGAGCGCGCGATGACGGAGCGCGTCGACCGCGAGATCAAATTGCTGACGCTGGCCGAGAAGAAAGGGCAGCTCGTCAACGCGGCGCAGCTGGAACAGGCATACGGCCTGATGGTCGGCGCTTTTCAAACGGAACTGCTGTCGCTCGCCGACAAGCTGGTGCAGGAGCTGCACGCGCTATACGGCGTCCACGTCGACGTCGAATGGTTGAACGAGCATATCTATGGATGCCTTGAGCAGCTTTCTGAATACGACCCAGACGGTGCACGCAGTGATTCGCCGGATCGCGAAGATGCTGCGTCCACCGGAGCGGATCGGGACGACCGAATGGGCGCGCAAGCATCGGAGGATGAGCGCGAAAGCGACCGCTACGCCGGGGCGCTATAACCCGGCCATCACGCCGTGGGTGTTTGGCATGCACGACGCGCTGGACGATCCGAACGTGCAGAAGGTTGTGTGCATGAAATCGGCGCAGGTCGCGTGGACGGACGGCGTCCTGCTGAACTACATCGGCAAGCGGATCGACGTCGATCCGTGTCCGATGATCGTGATGTTCCCGAAAGAGAAGACGGCGAAGAAGTTCAACCTCGAAAAGTTCGAACCGATGGTCGAGGTGACGCCTCGGCTTTCGGCCAAACTGCCGGTGCATTCGGCGCGGGATAAAAACAACCTGTGGGATCACAAGACGTTCGCCCGTGGCTTCCTGAAGTTCATCACGTCGAATGCGCCGGACGAAGTGAAGTCGACGCCGGCCCCGGTCGTGGCCGTCGAAGAGCCGGACGACGCGAACACGAACGTGCGCGAGCAGGGCGACTCGATCACGCTGCTCGAGGAGCGGAACAAGAGCTATTCGGCCCGGCGCCGCAAGATGATCTTGGGCGGTACGCCGACTGTCGACGGTCTGTCGCGGATCCAGCAGGCATACGCGGCGTCCGATCAGCGCGTGTATCTGGTGCCGTGTCCCGACTGCGACGAAGAGCACGAACTTGCATGGGAAAACGCCACGTGGAGCGAGGACGCGGATGTCGTGCACGAGGTGTACGGCCGCGCTCGGCCGGAGTCGGCCCGCTATACCTGTCCGCATTGTGGTTCGTTGTGGGACGACGCGGCACGCATTCGTGCGGTACGCCGCGGGCGGTGGGTCGCCACTGCGCCGTTTCACGGTGTCGCCGGCTTTCGTATCAACGAGCTGGTGTCGCCGTTTCCCGGCTCCAACATGGCCGAACTGGTCAAGAAGTGGCTGACGGCCGAGAAGGCGCTGCGCGAGGGCGACGACACGAAAATGCGCTCGTTCGTGAACAACTCGCAGGGCCGGCCGTACAAGTACAAGAGCGACCTGCCCGAGCTCGATGTGCTCGCCGAACGGGCGCTGCCGTAGGACGAACTGACGGTGCCGGCCGGCGGCCTGCTGCTGACGCTCGGCGTCGACGTGCAGCACGACCGTCTGGCGATCATCCTTCGCGCATGGGGGCGCGGCGAGGAAAGCTGGCTCGTCGCGTGGGGCGAGATCCACGGCAACGTGCTCGAGCAACAGCAGGATCCGCTCGTCGGCGGCGTATGGGGTGCGCTCACGACGCTTCTGACGCACGGCTACCGGCATGAAAACGGCTGGCTGCTGCGCGTGCGCGCGACGTCGATCGACTCGTCGGACGGCTCCACGTCGGACGCCGTCTACAAGTACGTGCGCGCGGCGCAACAGGCCGGGCATCACGTGATGGCGGTCAAGGGCAGCAGCAACCCGGACGCGGAGATCTTCAGCGTGCCGAAGGCATCGATCGATTCGACCCGGAACAACAGC